GACTCCGTATGCCATCTATTTATTTTATTCTGCTACGATTTCGGTCTGCTCTTTGTAATGCTACTACTAAATCCTGTCCATTTATTTTAAACTCTCCGCCTACATTTACATTTTGATTTCTTTGACCCATCATTCCCTGGAGTTTGTCTAGTGGAGCAATTACCTCTGGATTTGATTTAGCTCCAGGATATTCACCCATTAATCCCATTGTAGGACCAGATACGATACCTCCATTGGCGAATTTTGGTATAGCAGCAAATGCTGATAATACGCCACCTACAGCTGTTGCTATAAATGCTGGAGTTGCAACTATTGCCCCTGGTCCAGTAGCTGCTCCAGATGCTGTGGCGCCAGCTATTGCATTAGCAATAGATTGACTAAGCATCATAGCTATTAACTGAGTTACTGTAGAAAGTAAACCAGCTAAAAAACCTTGAAATCCAGAATCAGCTAACCCTAAAGATGCTACTAAAGACTGTCCCATCTGATTAAATGCGTTAGCTACTTCATTGCCTACTATTTGAGAAACCTCTTGCATTTTTTTCATTTTATCTAAAAATGCCTGGTGCTGATCTGAATTTAATATTTCCTCTAAATCTAACTCTGGAGTAGAAAACTCATCCATAACAGCTACAGAGTCTGGATCAAATGCCTCAGCTATTTTATCATTAAAAGCATCAGCAAAAGTCATATCATAGGCATTTATTTGATTGCCTATTTCCTCGTCAAAATCTCTAACAAATTGAGCAGCCTCCTCCTCTAATTCCCATTTTAATTGCAAATCTAGCGGAACTTCTCTTATTGCTGTTATTTTAGGTAATGACTCCTCTGCTTGATCGCCAGCTGTTTGTATAGATTTTTCTAATCCCTGTATAGCGAGATCATAATTTTTTATTTTTTTCTCTGTAGTCGCTATTTCCTCAGCTAATCTCTTATATTCTTTAGACTCTATGCCTAAAGCACTAGCAATTAAACCTTGCTCTCTATCTTGTTCTGCTTTTAATAACTCTAATTTAGTTTTTAATAGCTTTTGTTCTGCTTTATGTAATTTTAATGCTGATGCTACTGATCCATCCTGTGCCTTTGCAGCAGCCTCAATAGCCCTTTTATTTTCTTTTAACTCAGCGTTTAAATCTTTTATAGTATTTAATAATCCCTGGTGTTTTCCAACTGCAACCAATGCTGTAGCTAAAGCGCCTAAAGCTAACAAAATACCTCCTGTAGCTAAATTCAATGCTGCAAATGCAGTAGATAATGTACCTATAGCATATACTAAAGGCGGTATAGCTGCTGCTACAGCTCCTACAATAACTACTAATTTTTTAGAGGTAGGTGATAAATTTTTAAATGATTTTAGAATTTCATTTGCTCCTTTTACAAGTTTTGTAAATGCTGGCAACATTATAGCTCCAAAAGTTGCTCCAAGCTCTTTCATTGACTCCTGGAATATTCTCATTTGGTTGGCGGATCCCTCAGAAGTTCTAGCAAAATCACCCTGGGCGTTTGCTGTCTTAGACATAACAAACTGATAGCGGAGTAATACCTTTTCCGCTTGAGTCATTTCTTTTATAGTCTTTTTGATGCCTTGCTCCATAGCAAACTGCTCCAAATTGACTTGAGTCATTACAACTCCTAGGCGTTTTAAAGATTCTGTTTCCCCTGTAAATACGCCATTAAGTGCAGTAGTAACCTCCTCAATGTTCATATTTTTAAAGGAGGCGAGATCCCCAGCAAGTCCTACTAAAGAAGTAGATAAATCAGCAGCAGCATCTACAGATAATCCCATAGAGGTGGACATATCACCGAAAAGAGCCGCCATATCTAAAGCAGTTCCCTCAGCAATACCAAACTGATCTAAAGTAGTTTTAGCAAAATTTCTAACTTCTCCAGATGCCTCGCCAAAAGCTACATTAACTTTATTTAATGACTCCTCGAAATCAGATGCCATTTTAATTGCAGCACCTCCAGCGATTCCTAGAGGTAGAGTTAGCCTAGTTGTTAATGTTTTGCCAATACCAGAAACCTTTGATCCAAATTTTTCTAGTTTGCCAGATGCTGTATTTAACGCCTGTGATAGCTTACTAGCATCCCCTATTATATCTATTCTGAGTTTTTGATCTTGCATAGTACAAAAATACTAAAAAAAAAGGCGTTAGAATTTAACGCCAGCTGCTATAGCTTTCTTTTTAAATGACTCATAGTCCTCCCTAGTCCCTTTAGGTTTTTGTGGCTTATTAAATTTATCCTGTGGTAGTGGGAATAGCTTCTCTGGTTTTATCATCTGCTGGCGCTTTTGACAGTTTACATTGTGTATCATTGTGGATAGATACCTAATGCGCTCCCATTCCAGATTCTGTTTTATCATATAAGACTCGCCTAGTAGCTGATTCTCTTTCCAAGTGTAAACCCAAAACCTATCTGGATCAATGCCGACTTGCCCTATATAATAATCCTCAATGTCATCCCAAGTTAGGGAGTCGGCTGCTGCTTTCCCTTAGTATTGGCTACAGTTTTAGCCTGCCGATCTATTCCCATATTAAGATCATTTCCTAAGATTCTAGATTCCATCATAGCTGAGATCATTTTCTCAAGCTCATCCTGGTTTAAATCCTCTAGCCAAGCGCCTACCTTAAATTGATTGTAGTCTATCTCATTGCCCTCCTCCTGGTCAAATGCTAGCATAGCACTATAGACCAAAGCACGAATAGCTGAAATAGAAACGCCACCAGCAAATAGATCTCCTATTTTGTCTAGTGGCACATTCATTATTTCTGTGAAATTTGCCCAGAAATTCATACTAAAGTGCAGCGTAACATTACGCCCACCTAGTTTAGTGGTATAATACCCTCTCCTTTTGTTTGCCATAATGTGATTGCTTTATATTAAGCGTTGGTAGACTTAGTGATTGCTCCTGTCAATGTAATTGAACCGCTGTAGCTTACTGGTGACTCCATCTCAGCGCTCATTTCTACGCTAGAAAGGAATCCCTCAGCAGTATAAACAGAATCGCCTGTTTCGGCAGTTCCGAAAACACAAGTCAATTGAGTTCTAGCTAGTAAGTAGTCAGCTAATTCAATAGCATTAGCAGTATCATCATAAGCTACTAACCCATCAAATGAAATCTCTCCAGACATTACTCCAGCAATAACTTCTTGGAATCCGTTACTATCTTTAGTAGTGGCTTCTGGCAAGTCATTGTTAAGAGTTAATGAGCAGCTAGTAGTGTGACCTAAAGCTGTATCCTCGATCTTTAATATTAGGTTAGTTCCGTTAAATACTCCTGTTGTAGCCATTAGTTATAAATTTTATACAAATATAGTTATTTCATTTTTAATCTTTCGTTCTCTTTAGCTAGGAACTCCACCTTTATTCTAAGGGCGGAAACTTCCTCAGTCAAAGATAATATCTTTTCTCTCATTTCGTCTTTCTCTGTTGCTGATTGCGCCAACAATGCCTCCAAATTTCTTACTCTGTTTTTTAGGTCATCTCTATACTGTACAGTATCATTATTGTTGTGATCCTGTTGTTTCTTTTCCGCCTTTAGCCTTAGCCTTGTTTCGGCAAATTTCCAAATTCCAGCAGATCCAGCAACTGTAGCTAGTGTTATAATGATCTGGGTAATGCTATCCATTTCTGTGTATTTTTTCTTTTATTAAACGACTCATACTCCCAAATGATGCTATAACAAAAATCAACCAGCCATAATGGGTAGGTGTTGGAAAACCTATGTGAGTTAAATACATTATCGCTGATCCACAATATAAACCAAAAGTTATAAATGATGCTCTAACTCTACAGCCCAATTCGCCATTACCAACACATAATAATTGATAAATACCACTTGCAATAATTAAGAATCTAAAAACGTATAAGCCTCCAAGTTCCATACCAATAGCAATAGGCGCTAAAATAATATTAGACAAAGCTAAAACTATCTCAGTAGGCTGGCTGTCGCTATATTGCCAAACCCTTAGTAGGTTTTTTACGCCATCGATAAACTTTCTCTTGTAACTCTTACTAGATTCCATATTGCAAAAACTAAAATGAGCAGCCATCCAAAATGACTGCCCTTTAACATTCCTAGCATATAATAATTAACGCACGTTGCTATAGCCACAAGCGTTGCAAATTGTACAGCTATTTTTCTAATTTTTAATGATCCGTTGTATAATACAGCGTAAAGTTGAAATAACCCTGTGAATGATGCTAATATTTGAAACAAAGCACTAGGCTCTCCCATCTCAAACATTGCAAAAGGTAAAATAATAAAATGCAGTAAACCTATAAGGACTTCATTAGGCTCAGA